TTTTCTATTTCGCCTTTTTGTTGCCACAATTTTTTCCTAAAAGGTAATTACAAATTAACAACAAAGAAGGAGTAACAATGATTGATGATAAACAAAGACTGGAAAGTTATAGAGCAGCATTGGTTGAAGCGATTGTAACAATTGATCGTAAGACTTATGGAAAGTGGAACAAGGATTGGTCCAGACTAAGAAGGATTGTTGATTTGGTTCTTAATCATGACCGACCTATTGAACGAGCTATCTATGTTGCTGAGGAAGAAGTGAAAGAGCACCAAGCATGGTTTGATAAAGTTAAACAATTTGAAAACAAGGAGGCAGTGTAATTCCCGCTTCGGGTTTCCCGCGGACTTCCCGCGGGACTTCCCGTTGTTACTTCCCGTTATTATGAATAAGAAAAAATTAAAAAAAATTTATAAAGATTATCAAAAATATTATGCAACAACTATGGGTTGGAAAATGAAAGAGACTTTTAAGGAATGGTTACAAAGATTAAAAGATATAAACAGTCCTTTAATCTTGCCTTAATGTTGCCATAATTTGTTGTTACTTGTTGGCTTTAACAAAAGGAGTAAAATAAAATGGAAAATAAACCAACACACTTTGCTGTAAACGATATTACTTTTTACGGCATGGACGAAAATAACGACATAGTAGTAGATGAGAACGGAGAAGAAGTAACTTATCAATTTAAAGAAGGGGTAAGATACAAACCATTAGAATATTTTTGCGAAGGTATAGAAAAAGATATTTTAGAGGAGGTAAAAAAATGAACCACGAAGAAAAAATATTTGCAAAGCATCTTCCTGACTTTGTAAGTAAAAAAATTGAATTAAAGGAAGCGTCTAAACAATTCAAAGAAGCGTTAGATAAAATCGCAAAAGAGTTTGGGCATGATCCGAAGTGGGAGACGTTTTTAACTGATTACAAAAAATATGGCGGTAACTTCGAGGGCGATATGGTTTGCTATGAAGCGTGCCCTATTTATGATTGGGGCGTTGCCTATTCTTTAGGCGCATATCCTAAAAGTTACAACTGGCAAAAAAACCCGCAAGACTGGTATTTAGAATGTCATTATGGGTTTGATGTAATATTTACAAAACAATAATTCCCGCTATAGCCCTCGCGAATTCCCGCGAGGGCTTCCCGTTCATGTTATTTAAAATATTTATTATTCTTCTAGTGTTAAGTGCCTTACTGGTTGCGGGTTACTTTGATGATTATTAATTTAAAAAAAATTATTTTTGCCTTAATTTGAACACAATATTTTTTTATACATAGAAAAAAACAAAGGAGTAAAAATGAAAAAATATCTAGTTATGGTTTCTGACCACGTTGCTAGGCAAGTTGTTGTTGAAGCAAAGACCGAAAAGGAAGCTCTTGAAAAAGCTGANTACGGTGACTGGCTATTGCCTGAAGACGTTGAGCATGAAGAGGTGGTAGGCCGTATGGCCATAGAAATTTTAGAGGAAAGGGGGTAAAAAATATGGGCTTAGATATGTACATGTACAGCACCAATAAACACATTGAAAGTTTAGAGGTGGAAAATAGAGCAAAGGTAGATGGCGAAGAGGAGCAAGAGCAAGAGCTCGGCTACTGGCGAAAGCATAATCGCTTGCATGGTTGGTTTGAGAATAAGTGGCTCAACCGCCATACTGACGCTGATACTGACTTTAATTGTGTTCGGTATTATCTGAACGCGGAAGAGTTAGAGGAACTTTGCGACACTATCAAAAAAGAAAAGTTGCCAGCTACGAGTGGCTTCTTTTTTGGTAATGATAGCTACTCGTATGAAGAGCACGAGGAACAAAAAAAATACGACCTTGAGATTATAGAAAAGGCAAAAAAAGAGCTCGAGGCAGGTAAGTACGTTTATTACTCTAGTTGGTGGTAATATTCCCGTATGGGTTTCCCACGCTTCCCGCGTGGGTTTCCCGTTGGTTTTCCCGTTAGGTTTTTTTAATTTTTTTATTTATATTTATTATTTATTTAATTTTTTTAAGGGTCCTTTTTTTTATTTTAAAAAAAAAATAAATTATTTTTATGATTGCCTTAATTTAGCCACATTGATGTGAAATAACTTCATTGTTATTTCTTTTTGGGAATAGACGCAGAGTTCGTCTCAATGCATTTAGAAATAACATACACGGTTAGGGCATGACCAAGGGGATTTTCCCAAACTATGCCCACAAACAAAAAACAAAAAGGAGTAAAATATGAAACCAATAAGAAAAAATGAACTTGAGTACTATGAAAGACTGATAGACCGAAAGTTCGAAAAACAAGGGGACGCGCTTAATCGCGAGTTCAATAATGAGGTGGACAAAAAAGTTGAACAAACTTTTAAGTCTTTTAAAAAACATCTCAAAGTTGAGGACATGTTTAAAAAAGTTGAAAGGGCGCGATCTGAATATGAGATTTTTAAAAGAACTAAAGATCAAAAAGAATCAGAGTTGCGCGATAAGTTAGAGACGCACGCTAACACACTGGCAAACTATCTACGCGAAAAATCCGATGTTAATAACTGGGATTTAAGAATGAGCGCAGGATATGACAGAGACGGTGTTTTATCGTCAAATGAATTTGACAATAAAATAAAAGAAGCGTGCAGGGTTGAAGCTAGACGTTATCTTGAAAAACAAGATATTGCTAAAAATATGAAAGCGTTAGAAACTAGAAAAGAAATGGCGCGAAATATTTTGTTTAGCGGTAGTTCTATCAACTCGGTTGTATCTGAATTAGCTAATGTGTTTAAATCTAGTCAGATTGACTTCCAAATCCCTAAATCTTTATTGCAATTAGAAGCACCTAAAGATCAGTAAAAATAAAACTAAATTCCCACTTGCATTTTGCAAGTGGGGGTTTATATTAAGTTCAGGATATTTATATGGGTAAGCACGTCAAGTTCAATTTTAGCTCCTGTTTCTTGGGGTGCTTCCCGCCATATTCCCATTTTAGCTTCCCATTTTACTTTCCCATTTTATTAATTATTTTATGTTTTATATAATATTAGTTATTTTTTTTGTGGTCCTGGTAGGGGCAATTGTGCGGCCGTGGGCTGGGCTGCTGCTGCTAATATCTTTTTATTTATTTTATTCGATGACATAATTTGGACACAATTGTATGAAATAAAAATTGAAACAACAACAAAGGAGCAAATATGTTAAAATGTACAGAATGCAAATCAACTAATTTGGAATACCTTCCTAATGTTGATGGCAACAGCTGGGTTAAAGTTCATTACGAACAAACGAAGAAGGGGCAGTGGAAGATTGTTGCCAAAGGTTATCGTAGTGCTAGTGACTCACAAGGGGAAGTGGATGTGTCTACGATTGATGCCAGGGACATTTACTTCAATGATGGAATGTCATTCTTTTATTGTAAAGATTGCACATGCGAATTAGATGGGAGGCATCTGTAATGAGAATAATGAAAGTTAAAAAAATAAAAGTGACAGCTGATGATATCAGTCACGGAACAACTTCTGACTGCCTTTCTTGCCCGATCGCTTTGGCGATCCGAAGGGTTGTGAAGAAGACCTGCAGGGTTGAGGTAAGAAGTTTATCTGTGTTGATCCAGGTGGATGACAAACTTACGCGTCCTCATGATTATATAGATGATGAGATAGTACCTGAAAACGGTGTCTTCCCTGTGATCCGCCTCTCATTACCACAGAGAGCAAGGGACTTCATTGATAGGTTTGATAGCATTGGAAGTCCTGCTGAAGAATACTTTAGCATAGTCAAACCATTCTCATTTGAGTTACCAATACCTGTCGAGTCACTTCGATAGCATCTAAGAATTAAGGCAGAAAAATATTTTTTTTCTGCCTTAATTTCGCCATAATTATGTGCGATAAAAAATCATGAAAAAAATAAAAATGAAAACAGAAGAATTCAATAACTACAAGATGAACGATGAAGTGTACCAACTTAGAAGAAGAGTTATTGAATTAATTTATGAGGTGAAGAAAACAATCAAAGACTTACCAAGAATAGATGTTAGAGTTGGTGAGTCTGTAAATTGTAAGAACATGCTTGGGTTAGCAGAGGTTGGTAACTGTAAGATTTGGATTACGGAAAAGGCAATCAACAAAGGCACAGACTATCTAAGACATGTAGTGTACCATGAGATTGCACATGCAGTGTATGGTGCAAGACATAATCCTAAGTGTCCATTGATGTCACCTAAGCTAAGTCAACCAGCTGATTACGATACACTCATCAAGTGCCTGGCCTCCTACCGATAGGGGTCCAGGCCATCCCACCGTCACAGCTTCCGCTTCAGTACCCCGACCCCCCATTTGTGTTGATATGTTACTAAAAACAATGTAAAGAAAAGTAGGTCGGATACATGCAAACAGGTTCAAAAACTTTAGATCAGCTTTCTACCGATGAATTGAAAGAACAGGTAGAGTTAAAATGGTTACAGTATATCAAGCTGTGCCAGGATAATTTTTTAATGTTTGTTCAAGAAGTTTGGCCTAGTTTTATTTGCCGTAAAGAAAAGGACCCATTGAAATGGGGACACCACCAGATCATTGGTAATCAATTTCAGAAAATTGCAGATGGGTCCCAAAAGAGACTCATTGTGAATATGCCCCCTAGGCATACTAAATCAGAGTTTGCATCTTATTTGTTCCCTGCTTGGTTAATTGGAAAAAAACCTAATTTAAAAATTATGCAGGTATCGCACAATACAGAACTTGCAGTTCGTTTCGGATCCAAAGTAAGAAACTTAATGGAGACTCCTGAATACAAACAAATTTTTGGTGATGTCAAACTTAGAGAAGATTCAAAAGCAAAAGGTCGTTGGGAAACAGATCAAGGCGGTGAATATTATGCTGCTGGTGTGGGAGCTTCGATTACAGGTCGTGGTGCTGATTTATTAATTATTGATGATCCACATACTGAACAAGATACAATGTCCGAGAATGCTTTTGATAAAGCTTACGAATGGTATACCTCTGGTCCACGTCAACGTCTTCAACCAGGAGGCTCCATTGTTTTGGTAATGACCAGGTGGGGTCAGGCAGACCTAACAGGCAAACTCATAGCAAATCAATCTGAACCTAAGTCAGACCAATGGTATGTAATAAAATTTCCAGCGATCATGCCTAATGGTAATCCAGTGTGGCCAGAGTATTGGACACTAGAAGATTTAGAAAAAACAAAAGCTTCTATTGCAGCAAGAAACTGGAATGCACAGTATATGCAGGAACCTTCCTCAGAAGAGGGAGCTATTATCAAGAGGGAGTGGTGGAAACCCTGGGATACAAAAAAAGGAGTCCCAAATTTGCTACACGTCATACAAAGTTATGATACTGCATTTTCCACAAAAGAGACTGCGGACTTTTCTGCTATTACTACGTGGGGAATTTTTGAACCACAAGACGGAATGGGTCAAAGAATTATTTTATTAGATGCTATACAGGAACGATGGGAATTTCCAGATTTAAAACAAGCAGCATTAGAACAGTATCGATATTGGGAACCCGAATCTGTAATCATTGAAGCAAAAGCTTCGGGGCAACCATTATTGCAAGAATTCCGACGTATGGGTATTCCAGCGATGGATTTCATACCTGCAAAAGGAAGAGATAAAGTTACAAGGGTAAATGCAGTTTCACCACTATTTGCATCAGGTATGGTTTATTATCCTAAGGGAGAAAGATTTGCAGAAGAAGTCATAGAACAATCCGCAGCTTTTCCTTATGGCGAACATGATGATTTAGTAGATAGTATGACTCAAGCTTTGTTTAGGTACAGACAAGGCGGATTTATTATGACACCAGAAGATTACAAAGAAGAGCCACATATATCTGCAGAAAAGAAGTTCTACGATTGATAAATAGGCGTTTGTAAGTTATTATAAACCTTTAACGTTAAACAGGAGAAATACCATGGGTAAAAAATCTAAAAAACTTGCTAAAATAGGAGCTGGAATTGCAGCTGCATATTTAGCTTCTAAGATGGGTGATTCAGGTGCTGCAACAGATACAGCTACGAAAAACCTTGATTACGAATATGATGCTTACAAAGGAGCATCTAAGAAATCATCAACTACACCTTTTGAGCATGAGGGTTCTGTAATGCCTAGTAAAAAAACAGCTACAGCTAGTGTAAGAAAAAAAATGCAACCAGGTCCTAAATCCATTAATGTTTCTGGAGTAAGAAACTTTGGTTTTGGTTCAATGGGTTTTAAATCAGGTGGAGCTGTTACGACTAAAGGTCAAGGCAGAGCGATTAGATCTAAGAAGACTATTTTGTTAACTTAATGTCTTCTTTAAACAAAGCGATTGTATTAGCATCAAAAGCTGCTAATAAGGATTTAGGTGAGGAATATCAAAAGTTTCTCGGCGGAGTATCTATTCCACAAGAGAAACTTTTTCCTTATGTACAATCTGGGAAAATGAAGTATGGTGGAAGTGTAAAGAAAAAAAATGGCCGTAGAAAAAAATAATGAAAATATCAGAACGACTGAAGATGATGAAATCGAGATTTCGTCTCAGGATGCTAATGTGGAAATTGAGGGTGAAGGTCAACAAGAACCTATTGTCCAAATAGATCAAGACGGCAATGCACAAGAAGTTACAGAAGAAGAATTAGAACCTGGTGAGGAAAATTTTTATGTAAACCTCGCAGAGGACATGGACGAAAGAGTATTACAAAAATTAGGATTAGAGTTAGTTTCATTTTACAAGTCAGATAAAAATTCTAGAAAATCATGGGAAGACGGTTATCGTAAAGGTTTGGATTTCATTACTGACAGCTACAGATCGACTACGAGACCGTTTCAAGGAGCATCTACTGTTACACACCCATTGATGTCAGAGGCGGTCACGCAGTTTCAAGCACAAGCTTATAAAGAATTATTACCAGCAGGCGGTCCAGTGCGAACACAAATTGTTGGTGCTGTAGATAAAGCAAGAGAAGATCAAGCAGATCGTGTTAAAGAATTTATGAATTTTGAGTTGATGGAAAAAATGGAAGAGTACACAACTGACATGGATCAATTATTATATCAACTTCCTCTTGCAGGTTCTGCATTTAAAAAAGTTTATTACGATGCAACAACCGAAAGAGCTGTTGCAAAATTTGTTCCAGCAGAAGATTTAGTCGTTCCTTACATGGCAACGGATTTATTATCAGCAGAAAGAATTACCCATGTACTAACTTTAACAGAAAACGAATTAACCAAAAGACAGTTATCAGGATTTTACAGAGACATTGAAGTTCAACCAAGTGCGGATACACAATCAGATTTAGAAAAAAAGATAGATGAGATTTCTGGAGTAGAAAAAATAGTATCCAGAGATAAATATTTTAAAATTCTTGAAATGCATGTGGATTTGGATTTGGAAGAATTTGAAATGGAAGATAATAAAACAG